ATGGGACTAATAATAAATATATTGCCAGAGTTTTTAGTATTAGCGACATCAATTATTTTTTACCCAATTTATTACAAGAAGCATAGTAGGATCTCCTTTTTGATGCTTCTTATTATTATTTGCACATATTTTGGACATATACTTTCATTAGCCTTACAGCTTGATAAAACATATCAACTACCAATTATTGGATTTATTCTTGGCTTTATCATGTTTCTGGCTCTTTTAGAATCTGAAAGAGTGATTGGCAAAAACATTTTTGTAGAAAAAATAACACTAAATATCCCTCAGTTCGCGGACTTATCATTTGTAGTAGATAACTCGAGTAAGAAAGTTGCCTGGTCATTGTTTATTGAGACAATTACTAGGATTACAACACAACCTCTTGAAAATGATTCGGGGAAAATTCGAGAGGCTCTTACGTCTCTGTTTAGTCTTTTCAACCTTTCACGCGAATTGCTCAAAGGGATGAATCCCTCTTCAGAAAAAGAACTAATGACAGTAGAAATGTTAGCAATATCAATGCTTAACAAAGTTATTAGACCAAGATTGAGTAAATGGCATAAATTATTATCCGATTATGAAAAATCAGACCAATTCAATGGGGAGGACAATTGGGAACAAAACAATGAATGTAGAAAGGATTTAGAGAAATTACGCTTGGACCTAATTGAGTACTCAAGAGGTTTTGCGGAATTAGCTAAGGTCAAAAATCTTGATTTTTTCTTTTCCAATCAAGATACTAGTTCTATTGCTAAAGGAGATAGTAAATGACCCATAAAGTATTTATTTCTTACCACCATGCAGATCAAAAAGAAGTCGACGATTTTATTTCAAAATTCGATGACGACAAAAATATATTAATTTCAAGAGCACTTGGTATGGCTGATGACATCATAAACAGCACAGATTCAGACTACATAATGAGACGTATCCGTCAGTTATATCTTGAAGATTCTACAGTAACCATTGTATTGATGGGTAAATGCACATGGGCAAGAAGATATATTGATTGGGAAATTCAAGCCTCACTAAGAAATGGGGAAACAGTAACACCTAACGGTTTACTAGGTATAAAGCTAAAAAGTTTTGATCAGTATTATCCCGAAAGATTAAATAACAATCTTAAAGGTAAGGATGATGTTGAGTGTTATGCAAGAGTAATAAATTACCCTAGTGATGCAGCTGAATTAGAAAAATGGATTGAGGATGCTTTTAATGCAAGAACTACAAGAGCTAGATATATTAAGAACCCTCGAGCCCACTTTGAATATAATCGATCATGTGAATAGCATCAAAAGCGCGGCGCTTAGGCTTGAGGGTTATTTTGTATGGTTTTGAGTTCAAGTAACAATTATTAGCAGACAAATAGATAATTTTAGGTTTCGATAATCACGAATTATCGAAACCTTTTAAAATGTTTGCGCGCAAACATTCCTGATCCGCTCCACAGCCACTTTGAAAAATTGTTCGGCCATTTCGATACCAACGAACCGCCTGCCAACCTGCAGCGAAGCAACCCCCGTACTCCCCACTCCCATCGTATTATCTAGAACCACAGCACCAGGAGCGGAATAAGTCTCGATCAAATAAGCTAGGAGCGCGACCGGTTTCTGAGTTGGATGCCGGTGCTCAGTCTCGGAGGCAAACTCCAACACAGACCTGGGGAAGTTCGCCCACCTCACATGCCTGATCTCACCTGCTTGTTTGCCGTAAATCCTGGCCCGTCCTGGTTTCTTCCATCTATCCACTGCCACCAATCCCTGCGGCCGGTAGGTCATTTTCGTGGTCTTGACCGGAGAGAAAACTAAGATGTTTTCATGCCCTCTCATAGGTTGGTACTTTGAGTTCAAATGCCCGGTCACCGTATTCTTTTTCCAGATTAGCTCATATCTGAACCAATCCATTTTGCTGTTGATCAGTTTGGTGGTGAATGGTTGACTGGCCGTCAGAATCACAGTTCCAGCCGGCTTTAAGACCCTTTCATACTCCGCCCACAATCGATCAAACGGAATGATCACATCCCAATCGCAGGCCGTAACACCATATGGCAGATCTGCGAATACCAGGTCAACACTGCCAGCTTCGAGAGTTGGCATGACTTCAAGGCAGTCCCCGATAAACAGAGTTGCATTCCCAATATTTTCCATATCTTCACCAAATAGAACAAATAATCTATAATAATTCTAACTCGCAAGTTGTGAAGTGATACTTAAAACAAAGAGGAAGCCATGGTTTATCACTCAATTCCCGATCCAAATAAAACCTGTCCTGACCAGATGACCAATTTTGAATTTATACGCACTGAAATTTCAAAGGTCTATTTCAACTCAGACAATACTTTGATCAATCTTGTCGAAGCAACCCAAACGATAATCTATCCGAGAGAGGTTGATCTTTCACGTGCCGAGGTAATTGAATTGATGAAAAAGCAGGGAAGTAATATTTATTTTAATAACCGGATTCTTATTCTTGACCAGGTAAATGGCACCCCCTACATTCATCATGAAAAGTCCAATCTTCTACGCGATATCCTGGAATAAAAAAATCCCTCCGATCGGAGGGATTTTGAATAAAAAATGGTTTTCTTTGCGAGAGACGATATTATGATATTTATTTCAGCCAATCCGCGCTCATATAAGCATCCTGCCCTTCCACCTTTACCCAGCCCTTGATACTTCCAACCCCTGGTTCTAACGTCTTTGATACGTTGACGTTTCTCCAGATACCCCACCTGCCAAGCAGTGTAGAATTTACCGAAGGGAGCGCCCTTAATGCCAGGTTAGCCGTTGCCATGCGTGTGACAAACTGCTCCACAGGCTCAATGACCGGTTCGTCAATCGGTGTCTCATCCTCGGGTGTGACAATCACATCACCCCACATTTCAGTGTAGTCTGCGTTGGTTCCAATCCACACGTTGAGGTCTAATTCCTTCAATTGCGTGCCAACACTCAACCCATCCGGTGTGCCGTTGCTATCAATATCTCCATGACTTGCATACTGCCAGATCAACACTTTTCCAGTCCAGCCAGCCTTACAACAGGCTGCGATCACGGTGTTAGGTGTCTGATATTCGTTGTACCAAGCCACCCAAAGAGGACGCTTTTTAAGAGCACTATTGAATAGGGATAATTGCCCAACTGAAGCGTAGACACCATTCATCTTATCCGAGAGTCGGTCAATTTCAACGAGGAAAGCGTTTGCGATTGTGTTAACACGTGAAGCCACTTTCTGGATTGTATCTGCATACGCCGGACTGCTGCTCTCAATGTCCAGCCATACAACACCCTCGAAGTCATCTTTTATCAGCGACCAGCATTTTTGCGCCTGCGCTACGCCCCATTCGGTGTCGGTGTATCTCTTATCAGTCCAACCGTTGATATGACTATAATAGTCCATATACCAATACACCATGCGGTTGATCTTACACTTTGAGTTCATCCAGTTTTCAACAAACTTATTGTCGGTCACAATCCCATAACCCGCACGCATAGCCGTAAAATCAGGATCAATTGACGCGATCACTTGATCCCAGTCAATCATTCCATTATATAGACTTACATCAATCCCCTTGATTGCAAAACTTGAATATTTCAGTCCCATAGCAATTTTTCCTCATATCTTTCTTGAATAAGAAATTGCGTACGCTGGATGAGCATCCAGCGTACGCAATCCTCCTACATTATTGATTCTTCAGAATCTGACAAATTATTTCCACCAACAGGAACTAAACTAACAATTACAACACCAGAACCACCAGTGGCATTTTGTCCGACCTCCCAAGTTCCACCCAAACCACCGCCTAATCCGTTCGTCCCTGCCCCTCCAGCTATTGTCCTATTTCCAGTGCCACCACCACCTGCACCCCCAGCTAATCCATTGACGCCGGTTTGGTTTCCACCACTCCCACCACCTCCATAACAAATTGAAGCGCCTGTTATTGAATCATAAACGCCGTCTCCTCCTTTTCCCCCTAACGAGGAGTTCCCGACGCCTCCTGCTTGACCCGCACCACCACCTCCACCACCACCAGAACTAGTATTTCCCCCACCCGGATAACCTGCCGTACCTGCACCGCCAGCAAAACTTCCAGAACCGCCGCCACCGCCACCGTTGCCACCAGAAGACCCGTTTGAATTGGAACCTCCCTTACCCCCACCAATAGCAGTTAACGAATTGATTGAGGAGCTCCCACCGTTTGAAGATGCACCGCCTCCTTGTCCGACAACAACTGGATAAGTACCTGCGTGCAACCCAATATTGAATAATTTCTTTACTTCTCCACCGCCTCCGCCGCCGTAAACTCCCCCTCCGCCTCCACCAACTATGAGTATATTAGCCATGCAATCTTCAGTCACGACTAAAGATGAAGAACTCAAAAATGTATGGATTTCGCGTCCATTGGCTTTTGTAATTGCACCACCAGAAGCAACTCCCATTACACTGCCTCCGGATAATAGATCGTGGACGAGATAATGGCCGCATCAGCTCCATGAGTATCATTTGCATCATTCTTCCTGCTAAGCCTGAATTTCAAGTAACTTCCAGGCGATGGGCTTCCAGCTGCTACAACCGGCGTTGAAATCTCAATTTCAACTGGTTTCAAGAAACGCAGAGTAGTCAATGCAGAATATTGTGGCGTACCAAACACCGCTGCATTAAGATCATCACCGGGGTTAATTGCCAAAGCCTCAATTCCAAAAATAGACTGCCCGGTTAAACAAATCTGGTCAATCGTCACCACCTGGGAGCCTTTATCCACTGCAACCTTCAACCCTACCGAGATTATGGCTGCTGTTCCAGACATATCTCCGCAATCCCACTCACAAAGGGTCATCACCCCGGCAGCCAGTGCAGGCACATCAAATGTTTTTACAGGGCTCACACACCCCGCCGAATCATCCAAAACAAGCTGAAGATCACCGGCGTTCGTGGCAATATCTGATTTGATCCATTTATAGATTTTTTTATAAAGATGCAAATCCACACTCGAGATCGCGTGGTACGCTGCGATTCCCGTTGTGAATGCCGCTGCGATGGTGAGCTTTTGTGCAGCTGCACCTTCTTTCATAAGCGAAGTCTCTTGTGCCTGGGTCACATTGGCGTTCGCTGTCCAGGCCACATCGCAGTTATCCAATGAATAAGGTATAGCTTGCACTAATAATTTAGTCCTAAATCCACCTCCAGAATATCTGTCTGGCATTTTGTATAGATTCGAGCTTTCTTCATTTTCACCCTTACCCAATTGCCACTGTTTCCAATTTAACCCGCCATCACCGGCTTTATCTAAACCATAATCACCGGCGGAGGTCGCAGGGGGTTGAAATCCTAAAATATTGATCTGTCCGCGTTGGCAATAAGACCGATAGTCGGATACATCTCCAGCAGCCACGGTGGTATAACCATTGGCTACTATCACCTGCGCAAGCTTAATCTGCCATTTAGTGCCATCCGTTTGAGTGAGCGCCGGTGCTGATGGTGTTATGCCTGGTGTTCCCGTGATAGCCACAATTCCCATTGTATTGTTCACCCAGTCAATCTCTGCAGCGATAATATCGACACGAGAGTTACCTGATGAATTTGAAGCCAACGCGATAGTGTTTTCAGCAGTGTCGTATGCGTATCCACCTTTAATCCACACCGCACCTGTTTTGACCTTTACTTGTTTTCCGCTACTATCTGCGTAAACCTGATATTCATTCGCAAATCCAAAAATTACACCATCAGGTTTCCAAAGCCGTGCCATCCTCGACCATTGCCCTGTCATAACAGATGCACCTGGTCCAGAATCAAATGGATAGTAATATCTAGTCATTTCTACCTCCGCTCCTGAGCATTCAATCGTTGATCAATACCTCTGACTCTTGAGTAAATATTAGAATAGGTACTAAGATCACTTGAGGCGCCATCAGTCCCAATCGCCAAAGTGATGTCTTCCCCCTTGTCCACCGATAATACAGTTTTCATTTCTCGCACCTGGTGAAAAGTAGATACCCCGTCTTCTACATAAGCAACCCAATCACCTACATCAAAATCATCCACTGGGCGCATGTTCTCGGTTCCCAATGGCGAAAATGTAATCGTTATTTTTTCTTTTTGTTTGGTTAGTTCTTCCAAAATCGCTGCATTTAACTCTTCTGCTGAAGAGGTGTTACCTTTATCTAAAAAGAATTCAACACGACCCCACTCTAAAACTGAGCTTGAATTACTCCCCTCAACAAAAGTGCGTGCCGATCCTTCACCGCTGCCGCCGCATACGATGTAATTGGCTTGACCGGCTTCTATATCAGATGTAAATTCACCAAGAGTTCCCAATCCTTTAGAGAAAACAATAGTCCCGGTTTTATCTTCAGGGATGAATGTTTCGAAAACAAGATTCCTGATCCTGAAGCCGATCCCACCATTAATTGAGAGCGAGGAGATCAATTCTAATAATTTGTCAAATCGCGCCCTTCCGGTTACGGTACCTCCTCTCCCATAATCCGTCTCGATAGAAAGACCAGGAACTCTTCTTGCAGGCAATGCATTTGGACCAATATTGACATCAACAAATTGCTTAATTATTGTTTCGGCAATTCCCGTTCTTACATCATAATCAGTTGAAAATGGTGCACCCCCCGGAACTGGATAAGCTAATTGTTTTTCAACGACCATCAAGTCGTTTTTTCCCGATACGACCATTTCCAATCCATTCTCATTATGGAATCTTCTAACAAAACCACTGAAATGAGGTTCACCGTTCCGATAGACTTCTATGCCGCCTTTTTTTGTAAGCATCGAAAGTGCTTCAGGTGTTGATGCAAGTGACCAGGTACCTACTGCATTAAACCTTCGCACAAAGGTTAGATTGGAATAGTCTGTTATCTGCCCAACACGATTACCGTTTTCATCCCTAACAAATGCTTCATATAAGCTCATTTTGAGTCAAACCTCGGAGTGAATTGAAGTTCCACACTGGATTCTGCTGCAGCACCGCTCATCTCAATTTGGATGTCGTTCTGGCCTGGTAAAAGTTGCCAAAGAGACGAACGATCTGCAAGGTACTCGAATGCATTGAATCCATCCAACTGCACGGTTTTTTTTCTTATTCGAGTATCGATTATTAATTCTTGACCTGTAAATAACTCAAGGTTTCCGAGAGAGATTACCTTCCCGGTTCTAATATTGGTTAATTGGATCGAAATACCAGGCCCGGCTATAGTCCAAACTGGGTAAGTTTCAGCATTACCAGGGTTATCAATCTCTTGTGTTGAATAAACGATTGACCTTGTCAGGTGCATCGGAAAGAATGTTGAAGAAAAAAATGTGCCTGCCACACCGGATGTTTCAAACACAATAGTTACTGGCTCGTCGTCGTAAAGAAAAGGATCATTCGCAGTGAAAGATAGGATGGTTTCTGCAATAATCCCTTTGTCAGTAACGTCCATTAATCCTTCTGGACGGCAATACAAAATTCGTGTTTCGGCACCATTGATGAACTTCAATTGGCCTTCACCTTTTAAGGGGTCCATCCGTTGAGATAGATCACGTAATAGAGTCAATAATTCTTCACGTGATGTCCCCCTGATTTTCTGATTCAGATCAACACCACGTTCACCTACAATTACTCCCCGAAATTGACTTCCTTCAGATAAAGGTGATTTAGAACTCTGAAGCGAAAAAGGCGGCCCCCAAACTCCTTTTTGATCCCTTGTGCATATGTAATTTACCCAATCATTGAGATTGAGTTCTCCACCGTCTGCATCGACCCAGATGACCTGTTCACGAGCCATAGAGCATCTCCGTTTGGCGAAGGTATCTATTGAATTGATTTTCGTTATACGTTTCGAAGAATGCCTGGTAGACATTGCCCTTCGGCCCAACAACCTGCTGGTTTGCAGAACCATTCTGATTTACATTCAAATTGGCATCCATCGTCGAATTTGCCGCAATTCCTGCCATTGCATTCTGGATCTGTTGGGTAACATTGGCCATTTGTTTCGAGAATCCTCCACCCAGACCCAGAGCCATATTGACGCCGATTTCCGCAAACACGGTGCTGGGAGAATGAATCCCTAACAAATCCTTTACCTTATCCACCAGTTCATTCCAATTCGACATAAAATGGGCTTTGAAATTTTCCCAAGCCTTGGTGAAACCTTCGCTGATACCATGAACGATATCTTCGCCCATTGATTTGATCTTTACCTTGAAAGCATCGCTCTTAAATTCCTTGACAAGGGCATCAATCACCTGGGGCATCATGGCCAACATTTTTGGGATATTTTCAATTATTCCCAACGCAAGAGTAAGGATGATTTGAACTGCTGCCACTAATAATTCTGGGAGGCTCAATAAAAGGCCGTTGACCAGTTCGATCATGATCGTAGGCAGCATATCCATTAGCACTGGTAGCGCGGCAATTAAGCCAGTGGCCAACGCCATGATGAGCTGTAGGGCTGCTGTAATCAACATTGGAATGTTTTGAACAAGAGTCAACACCAATTGCATGATGATCCCCACCACGGCTGGGATCAACGATGGCAATGCCTCTGAAAGTCCGTTAGCCAATTGAACAATGATCTCAATAGCCGCAGTGAGCAGCATTGGCAACATACTGATCAAACTCGTCACGAGCATTAACAGGATCTGCACCCCCGCATCAATGAGCATGGGGATATTTTGTACAATAAATCCCACTAAGGTTTGTATCATGGTGATCACTGCCGGCAGCATGATTGGTAAATTCTCCGTCAGAGCATCCATGATCCCCTGAATCATTCCAAGCCCTCCTTGCAGCATTTCTGGGCCTTTCCCGGCAATATCACTGAGGATTTTCCCAAGCAAACCACCGATTCCGCTGGCCATTGAACCGAGGTTGCCATTCGAACCTTGAACAATTTCAACAAGATCCCTCATATAACCACTTACCACAGGGGTCATACCTTTTATTCCTGGAAGGAAAGCTGCAGAAATTTCACCAAGCGTCCCCCGTAAACCATCTTTTAATCCATCTAGCAAGTCGTTTAAATCTGCTAACCCTGAAACTGCCTGGTCGGACATCACTGCCCCAAATCCATGGGCTGATTCAGTCATTTCGCCAAGCTCTTCAGCACTGGTCTTGATTAGTGGATTGAGCTCCTGAGCACTCTTTCCAAACAAAGCCATTGCAGCTGCATCTCTCTCGGTTTCATTTGACATTTCCCCCAATTTAGTGAGTGCCTCTTGAAATACGGTCTGACTATTTCTTAGGTTTCCACTGCTATCAACAACAGAAACTCCAAGTTTATTAAATGCTTCTGCTTGTATCCCGGTCCCTTGAGCTGCATAATCCATCGATCTAATCAGTCGCGCATTTGCGCTAGTGACTGTTTCTAGGTCAGTACCGGTTTGCTTTCCGATATAACTCAATTCCTGAAGGCGCTCAACAGAGATGCCAGTTTTCGCAGACATTTCTACAAGGTTGTCAGCTGCACTGGCAGAACTCATCACCATCTTGGCCATGCCGCCAGCAAGTCCAACCACTGCAATCGCTAAGGCTGCAGTTGCTACCAAGGTTGCTTTTAGTCCACCAACCATTCCGTTTAAAGCCGATTTGAATGATTCTGATTTCTGTGCTGTCTGTTCTTGTTTCTCACCGAGGTCTTGCACCTTGCCGCCGGCACTCTTTGATTCATCTCCCATTTTGTCCAAAGCAGAATTTGTTTGGTCAAGTTCAACAGTCATCTTGCCAAGCGTTTCGTTCTGCTTATTGAGCTTGATTTCCAGCTCCTGAGCAGCCCTGCTATCAGCACCCTTCTCTTCAACCACTTTCTCATATTCTGAGGTAAGTGCTGCAATTTTCTGTTTTTGAAGGTCAATCTGTGAAGTCAGAGCCTTAGTACGCATCTCCAAACCAGTAGCGTTTTTATCCCACTCCCCCATGGCAGCTGCAGATGCACGAAAACCAGATTCAATAACCCTGATCTGTCGATTAAGCTCAGATACACCGGCTTTGTAGTCGGTTACATCAAGACTTACTTTCCCTGACAGGTTATTATCTGACATACCACAGCTCCATTTTTGTTAGGGCGGCCGATGGACCGCCCCTTTCAAACAATTTAAAAATCAATTTGGTCACAAAAAACTTTACGAACTTTTGGTGCGCCCTGGTTACCAAAGCGGTTTATGAAATCAATCATGCTTTCAACATCCGTTTCATCAATATCTCTAAGTGACCAATTAAAATTCTTGATGAAAATAATCTCAAGGTCGATCAATACATCAATGAGTTTTTCATCATCCTCCGCCTCCGGAACCGTTATTTCTCCGGAGGTGGAGTAGGGTTTAAATTAATAGCTTTAGAGGTTGCTACGATTTGCCGCATCACTGCCATCATTTCAGCAAGATCAGCCCCAGCATCCAACTCATCTTTTGTGACCTTTCCCTGGAAAGTAGAAACCACCAAATTGGTAATGCCATCAATATCATCTTCTGTTGGCTGATCCTTATTAAGGGTTGCAGCAAGCTTTACTGCAGCCTTGAGCATCTTCCATGGAACAAAAGTCTGTGTAAAGGTCTTTTCAACCTCACCTTCGGAATTGTAGAGGTGGATCACCATAGGTGCGCCCATCTTATGCCGCCGTGGTGAATTTAACGAGTGTGTTGGCCAACACCTGACCATAAATATCGGTAGCGCCAGAAATGACCAGTGTGTGGGCAGTAGTGCCATCCAACGCATCATGTGCAACAGTGACGATCTTTTTTGTTGCATCAAGGGTGGGGATAATACTCACCAAAGCAGGCGTGTCATCCAGGAGCGCAATTCGATTGATCACATCAGCATCCATGGCATTGTTGAAGGTTAAAGTAAAAGCTGCAGTTTTGCTAATACCAGAGGCTGAATTAGCCGGCACTGAACTTGAAAGTGCAACAGCGGCCGGGGTGGTGATGGATGGAACCTGTACCTGGGTAAAGAATCCTGTTCCGCTGAAATTGGTTGTGTCTTCATCGCCCACAATTCGTTTCACACTTTTGGTGATATCTCCAAGATCAAATTCGTGCACCGTGTTGATCGCCGTGAAGATGATCTTTGCTGGCTTCGGTGTTGCCTTGGTTTCTTTGGTGGCAGCTTCATCATTGGGGACACTGAACTTTCCCTTCAAATATTGGAAATATTTGTACTTTCCGTTCGATTTCATTGATCTGAAGGAAAGCGCAGCATCCGGAGGTGTGGCATTGCCACCTTGGTCAAATAGGCGGCCGCTGGCAGTATCAAAGACTTTGCCTAGATATTTTGCCAAAACCTCTATAGGGATGGCTGTAGTGGTCAGAGTCAACTTTGTGACACCTTCTGAAGACATAACATCAAAAGGCATGTTGTCTGCATATTGGGTCTCCAAAGAAGACTCGGGTTCAGCCACTGCTTCAAGCGATGGCGCAAAATATTCAGGTGTACCCGCGGTATACGCACTGGCATCATCCTGAGTGATCAGGGCAACATGCACCTGATCCAAACCAACTACAGATTTGTATTCATTTTGTTCTGGCATTTCAATCCTCACTTTCAGAATAAAGGAATTCAGTTCCTAAACCATAGTGGCCGGTTTCTTGGTCAAGCGGAATCTCAATTACATTTCTCTTGGTGAAACCGGCAGCCTTCATGGCTCCATCAACATCAGGCAAGTTGATCAAACCATCACGGCTAAAAATGTTCACTTGCATCGTGTAGGACCGCAAAGTCTCTTTGTCGTCTGCATGCTGTTCTGGAATGCTTGGCAGCGAAAAATAAACCATAAACAGATCAGGGTACTCACTTCCTGTTTCGATCTGCAGCTTGCTGGCTGCATAAGGTACACCCAGGGGTAACAAAGCTGAATCTGTTCGTTCCCAAACCGTGATCAAATTGCACCATCCTCAATCAATGACTCTTTCATTTTTTTTACTGCCTTCGGACCACCGGTTTTCATGCCTGGGCGAATATACGGGTGAGCTTCATTTTTTACCGATCCATATTCCTGAGCATTCCCATATCGGGCTGTTTCAGCATCAGTAAAGGCGACGTCATGGATTAGTCCAACTTCAATACTGTGATAATTTCCATCCCGCTCCGGACCCTTTATTTGAATGTGATCAGCCAGGTTACCTGTCAAAAGAGGTGTTTTAACAATCATTTCATCCTGAATCACCACTCCGCCAGCCAACAATGCCTTATCCACTGATGCATCTATGCTGGTTCCTGCCTTGGCGATCTTTTCAAGGTATTCCTCAAAACCGTTGGTTTTTACATGAGTTTGAGTAGTCATCAGCCTGCCGTAACCCTTTTCACCTTGAACTCGATATACTCATTTAATTGCTGAATGTTGTCCATCGAAATAATCTCAAAAACCTCGCCACCAGTGAAAGTCCATCCAGTCAAAACATCTTGCTCATCAATTACTTCTTCAACGGTCATACCGATCATGATCACACACGTTTCATCCAAGTCAGATCGATATCGCACCGTGATTGTGGCTGCTTTGATTGCACCTTTTGCATTTGCAAGCCATGCTTCCTGACCATGAACATTCACCCATTTGGCTTTAGTTTCTGCAATTAACTCGTATTCGATCTTCTGAAAACCACCAGTAACTTTTGACAATTTCTTTTTTGCCAAAACGATCGGGGTTTTCAGTTCACCTGGGTTGAATGGCTTTCCGTTGATCAACATTCAAACCTCACAAAGAAGAAAGAGGAACAACATAAACACGGTAAGCTTTTGCAGACAGATCTTCATCTGAGGTCTGTTGAATCTGATCAGAGACCGTGATCATCTCCTCAAAATTAGCAGATTGATCACCCGTGGCACCAACCAGTCCAATCAAAGACTGAACCGAGTCTCCGACCGACGCGCCGGGTAAAGGAATACTCCCGGCGCCGTTTCTGCCAAAGAATTTCCGATACCTAAGAGCCATGGCTTCAAGTTGCACCAGACAAGCCGAGAGACCGTATCCTAACGCAGGAGCACTATTTCCCATCATTCCTGGGTCTTCATGCCATTTCACCAGCAGCATTCGTGCTGCTGATTTCGCTTCTGGAATAACAGGGCTGTCGGATGCCCAATCATGCCCGGTGGCATTCTTTATGTATGCATCTACCGAAGATAATAAGGCCAACATATCGGCGTCGGTTGAATCGCAGCGCAGAACTGTTGCAGCTTCATTTTCAGTTAATATGTTGGCCATTGTTCATTACCCTTCTGTGACAAAAGCGATTGCTTCACTGGCGACCAATTTTCCATTCGGGAGGACTACGACCAGATACCAGGTGTCTTCACCTGATTCTTCGATATCCAGATCAATGTCACCATCTACCTCGCTGATCAACTGCACACATTTACCAGCCACTATAGGGATTGCCATACCGTCAGTTCCAACAGCAATACCACCGGAAGGAGCAGTTCCCGCGATGCTGTCGCCATTGGCATCATCTGAAAGATAAGCCAACACCGACCCTCTAACCGCCAAATCTGCACCACCCACATCCTTGAGCTGAATTGTGACATTGATTACATTCTCTGCTTCAGATCCAACCACAATAGCGGCATTCCAAGGCATGGCCGCTAGTTTGTCATCGATCGCAGCTTTCAACGTGTTTGGTGCAATCACTTTAGTTGTGACAGTTCCAGCCTTAGCCTCCGCAGCACTTGCGAAGGTTGTAGCACCTGTTAATCCTTCAATAGTTGCACCTTGTTCAACAGTGACAGAGGCTTCAGCGCTTATTTTGAGTTCGCCATCGATTGACCAAACATCACCACCTTGCTCCATCCTGTTTTTAGTTGTCGAATAATCAGTCATTCCGTAATCCTTTCCACCTTCTCTCAGGAGGAAACTGACCCTCCTGAGAGATAAATTCGCAAAACAAGAACCCAAAATACATTAGGGCAGGGTTACCTTGAGCAACTTCATCGCGGCCGCGTCTACCTGTTTGGCATTGCAGCGCATAATGTACTTAATCTCAGTGTTGTCGTTACGCCAGGCTGTCCCACCAATATTCGTGGTTGACATTTCCCCAGCCATCCGATTGAACATAGTTACGATCTCGCGACCATCCCCCACCAGGATCGGGGTATAAGTGTTGGTACTTAGGTTGGGTTGTTGGGCGTCGCTTAATGCGACCACTTCACGTCCTTTGAAACGCTTTACTGTTTCATTTGTGGGATCAGGTGCCAAAAGCGGGCGTCCGGTTCCATCTACCATCTGATCAAGCAGATCAAATCCGGTCTGATTAGTGAAAATTTTTGCAGTGACGGAGATCGCAGGATCAAGGGTTTTATTTAATGCAGTCTTAATTGCGGCGAAAATGGTCTTATGGTCAGTAACGTTGACCGGGGTCAATGCGTTCATGATCGCCAGGATCAGGCTGGTGTTGGTAAGGCTCTTCTTGCGGCCACACCATCGCGCAAGATACTGCATGATCGCTGCGGGAGTATCAGCGAATAAGTCGCTCGCCACGGGCAGATATCCACCGTATTTCTTGACAGCATACTCCACCTTTGTGAAGGTCGGGCTTTCCATTGCTGGCACACGCTCGCCTGACGGAAAATCCGCTTCAGTAATTTCAGCAAACGGCAGGGCAGCAGCCGCGACTTCAAAGGCTCTCCAGCCGCTGTAAGCGGTCACCTCTTCCACATTTACGTAGGGTGAAAGGTCCACAGCCAGCCGTTTGTATTCGTTGATCATGTTGTCAAAATCAACCGGCAGCAAGAACCCACCCTCTGATCCAGCGGGTGATCCGCCGGTTTCAGTGAGTGCATCCATCAACACCTTATAAGGTTCAGCCCCATGAATCCCGTTACCAATGGTCTTCGGCGATACGCCAGTCTTCAAGGCTTTGAAGAACGAGTCCATATAAATCGGGCTATTGCGCAGATCTTTGATCTCTTTCGGTTCCGGATCACCACCTGCAGCAACAAATTTCTGTGCTGGATCACCGGTTCCATGAGTGGCTGCCTGCATGGATATGTACAGCTGGTTGGTAGCTTTGGCTTCCTCTTTCAGCTTTTCCAATTCGGGGGCCAATGCCAAAGCGTCGGCTGTTTTATCAGCGTTGAAGAGAGTGTCAATCTCGTTTGCTTTGTCAATGACCTTCTGGCTTGCCGCCTGAGCGGCGTCGAAATACTTTTTCAGATCCATTATTTTGCTCCTTTCAGCAATTGGACTTTACTGCGCAGACGCCGCTCTTCGTCGGATGGTTCAATCTGCACAGGTGCAACCGGATTTGAATTAACCGGAGTGCTGAGAAGTTGTTTTAGCGACTCCGGGACATGCATATAAGAATTGAGGCAGTTCGTGAACCCTGCTGGAATTGGAGTAGATCCAGATTTCTTTACGCTGCTGGTGACCACCTCATCGATGAAACCGTATTCCTTGGCTTCACGCGCGGTCATCCATGTTTCATCGGTCATCAGCTTGGCCAATTTATCCCGCTCCATTTTGGTTTTCGTCTCATAGGTATCAACGATCCCATCCTTGACGGTTTTTAGAACTTCCAAAAACGCCTTGATCTCGTCGATGGTTCCCCATGCAAGTCCAGAGGGATCATGGATCATGAACAACGCGCTTTCACGCATCCTGATGTGATCAGCTCCAGTGACCAATACAGTCGCAGCGCTGGCCGCTAATCCCACAATGTCCGCGGTCACTTTCCCCGGGTACTCCTGCAGGATTGACCGAATGACACTCGCAGCGATCACTTCTCCGCCAGGCGAGTTCACAAGCAATGTCACCGGTTTCCCAGCTCCCTTTTCCTGAAGATCGCTTTTGAATAGCGCCGGGGTGATCTCGTCTCCCCACCAGGAATATTCACTGATCGGCCCGAAGAGTTCTAGTTCCACCTCTCCGGATTCGCTTTGTGCCTGGTCTCTGAACGTCCAGAAACGCTCGTGAGGTTGTGCTGATCCTTCGATTACTCTGATCGGTTTACCCATCGTTAAGACCTCCTTTCCAATCTGTTGGTGCATTTGGTTCTGGTTTCGAAATAGCCACAACACCATCGGCTTCAACCACTGCATAATTGGCTGGGATAAAGAACCGATCTCCACCATCGAAACTTGAAAGATCATCGATCTGTCTGCCTTCGTTGAGAGTCATCACCCCACTGCCAATTCGCTTCGCGATTACTTCAGCTCTGGTTTTTGCATCGGTACGCAGCAAGGCATCCCGATTGAACCGCAGATACATATAGGCTTGCTCGTCTTCACTCAGCCACTTGATCCTGCCGCCCTCTTCCGTTTGAACCAGATATGGATCAAGGGTCGTGTTCAGATAATCCAGGTTTTGCTGTTCGTTCGAGTTGTATGCCTCTTTCCCCATATTGAGCTTATAGAGGGGCATCCCAAAGAATTTGGCAATGTCCACATCCGTTGCCTGGATCTGCTCCAGGAATTGGGCATCAACCATCTTCATGGTGATCTGTTCAAATTTCGTTACTCTCGAATCCATGATGGCCAGGCGATAAGCATTATCCGTCCCGCTCATCTGCTCTGAGTAGGCATCCCGGATGATTTTCTTGGCTGCTTTATCTGCTTCACCAGACATCCAGATCAACCCCCCAGGGTTCAATCCCTGGGCATAGAACTTGGCTTGAGTTGTGTGTGCACCTAACTGTCGGCCGAATGTCTCGCGCGCGAACGTGACGATCCCGCGACCGCTAACCCCATCAGATGAATTGATAATCAGCGAGAAAACCTCAACCGCAGGGATGTACTCAATCTCACCGCTGCTGAATTGGGTTTGATACCAGAGGTTCCCGTCGTTGACTCGGTAAACCGGGTGTGTGGTGGCAGGGTTGAGCAAGAACATCTCATTCCGTTGGCCGAATTGCCGAATTGGTTTCCAGATAAATCCCGCCCCATGGACCAATGCCCCCATGATGAAAGTTTTTTTGAAAACGAATGGGGTCATATACCTGTTAGGAGAAACTTCCAAAAGCCAGGCAATGTTTTGAAACCTGGCATCAGGGCTAACCCTATCGATAATTCCTGGTCTCCTGCTGGAAAATGTTTGCAAGGGCATCTTGGCGTAATCATCTGACAGCACGTTAAATGCTCGATATGCCGTGGCCAGGGTCTTGCTGGTTTCCTCGTTCACCAGCTGACCTGATGAATTATTCATGCCCATGAAATGCACCAATTCTGGTAGGTTCATAGTTTCAGGAATATTTGGAAAAGCCGCGTTAACAAGGTTTCGGATGATCATTTTTCTACCTTCTTCCAGCTAATTCCGATGAGTATCCCGAATAGAATCAAAAGAAAACCAGCCACATATAGTGCGGCGGTCAGACTAATTCTGTAAGTTGCATAAACGATTAACAAGCTTCCCACCGCGACCAAAATATCGTCGAAGTATTTACGCATCAGAAACTCCACTCTTTCTTAATCGCTTCACTCAGGTCAACAGGAAAAGCAAAGTATTGAGCCCTGGCCATGGCGATCACCAGTGCTGCTGTGAGGTCAATCCGCTTGGTCCTGACCACACTTTTTCCGCGGTGCTCCTTCACATACTTGATCTGCTCGTTCCCATTCTTGGCGATTGAAGTGTTCCCAAAGCACCACCGGGCTGCCAGGTTGTTTTCGTGTGTGAATTTCCCGGGAGTTTTCATCAAGGTTTCGATAGTATTCATCGGGTTGGTAAGGACCGCGAAGGTCTGGGGAACATCAACACAAACGAGATCTTTCTTTTCAAGTTCTTGCACCAACATCGCAGCGAATGATCTATCCAGGCATATCTCTTGAATTCTGAATGTGCCTACCCACTCCATGATTGTGGTGAGTAGCACTGTATAGTCGACAACATTGCCTGGTGTTGGAATGATCGAACCAGCGCGTTCAAATTTGTCATAGTCAACGTGATCCTTCGCAGTCCTTTCCTTCATGTTTTCTGCCGGGATAAATCCCTTCCAGATAGCCCGCCAATCGATTTGAGTTCCCTGAGGAGGGAAGAGTGCACATAACGCTGTTAGATCGGTCGTACTCGAGAGATCCATTCCAAGAAAACAGATTTTCCCTTTGAGGTCATCTATTGTCCACGTTCCAATAGTCTGGTCCCAAAGATCGAGCTGCAGCCATGGGCTGAGCTTGGTTGTTGGCCATTGGTTTAATCGGAGCCACCGGAAGTTCCTCTCGTTGGCAAGGTTATATTTGGCTCGAACTGCGTCTTCACGCATGTCCTCGATCTTGAGGTTGTGACCGAGCCCAGGGTTGGCAAGCTTCCAATTTTCTTCGTTATAGATATCGTCGCCTTCATAGCTGAAGATCGTTACATACCAGGTCGGATCAACGACCTCGCCTGAAAGGATCTTCATCGCATATTCGTGAATCTCCCAACCAATTGATTCGCGATCGGGATCTTCACCAGCAGTTGTGAGCACCCACCAGAGTGGTTGCTCTCTGCCGACACCGGTGAATTGGGTCATCACATCCCAAAGCTTACGATTGGGCTGGGCATGCAGCTCGTCGAATATGCATCCTGAAACGTTGTAGCCGTGTTTCGAGAATGCTTCAGCGGAAATGACTTTATATTTTGAATTCGATTTCAGGTCATAGATCGCTTTTGTTGATCCTGTGTCTGAGCCAGTGATCCTGGACCGTTTCAATAACACTGGGCTTTGCATGACCATTTCTTTGGCCACGTCGAAAACAATACTCGCCTGTTCCCGGTTGCCTGCGCAGCTGTAGACCTCGCCGCCCATTTCACTATCACCATAAAGCGAATAGACTGCAGCTGCAGCCCCCAGTTCTGATTTGCCATTCTTTTTCGGGATCTCAACGTAAACATATTTATACTGGCGGGTGCCGTCTTCCTTCACCGTGCCATATACATCCCGGATGATCTTCTCTTCCCAGGGGAGCAAATTGAAAGGCTGCCCGTGGTATTTGCCTTTAGTGTGTTTTAAGCTGCTGAAAAACTCAACTGCCCAATCGGCTTTTTCCTGGTCATACATGGCCACGACTCCGATCAAGGAGCACAGCATAAAAAAAACGAGGAGGGAATTGATCAGTCTCTTCATCCGTTGTCACCCGCACCACCATTAACTTTTTCAGCAACCTTCTGAAAACGTTCGTTGAGCTTTGCTTCAAACGGATCATTGGGAGCAGTTTGTTCCGGATCTTGAGATGGCTTTACACCAGATCGGCTTCTAGGTGTCATGAACATGCTTTGCCGAATACTGAACACAAGCTTTCTCTTGGCATCCAATCTGGCATCAATCTTGATGATCACGTCGTAGGATTTCTGAATATCCTTAACCAGCCCAAGAGCTTCGATGAACTGTTTTTCTTCAATGAACTTCTTTCGCTGATCATTCAAGAAGTGCCAGACTTCATACGAGTTAGTCCGCATGTGATCGAGCTCATCAATCTGAGACATGACATTGCAGTAATCGACCAATAGGTCAAAATCCAGTCTGGAGATCAGCTCAGCTTCCAACCGGCTATATTCTCTGATCAATCGACGCCAGGTAGCGGCTGCCACTTTATCTTTTCTGATTGCTTTTGGGGGGAGTAAAGATAGTCCCCTCTCAGAATGCAAAGCAGCTTCAGCTTCTTTACGCTCGGCTATTTCGGCTTTTGTATTGTGTCGTTTGTGGAGATCCACAGGTTTACGCGCCGGCATTGGAATACCTCCGGCCATGCTCAATTGCCCGATTTTTCACATTGGGAATTTTTTTCGTGTTGTTAACCCACCGCGCTTGTTGTCTCCCACTCTCAAACATTTTTGCCACCCCTCCCCCTAATCTCTTGCATTGTTTTTCTAGAATGGCAGGGTTTACAAAGAGACTGGAAAGGACCTTTGAAGAATAGCTTTGGATCACCGCGGTGAGGATTGACATGATCCACATCAGTGGCTGGTGTGTATATGTTTGCGCGCAAACATTCAGCGCACCAAGGTTCTTTGGTGAGCTGCCTGATCCGTATGTGTTTCCAAAGTCGCGTGTCATATAGTTTCTGCCAGTCTTTATGTTGATCGTTGGTCTGCCTTGCTGTGCTCTTGTGCTTATCGCAGTAACCTTTGCTTACTAACTCAGGACAACCGTGATAAGCACATGGTTTCTTTGGTGACGAAGGCATTAGCTTCTCTTTCGATAACTCTTTACCTCAGTGATAGCTGTATTGATTCGTGACTCAACCTTGCCGTCATGGGCATCAATCTTCTTCGACAGTTTCTCAAGTGCTTGGGTGACATGTTCCATGGCATCTGCAGTCTGACAGTTTGTCTTCATCATCCATTCTTGCCACTGTTGGTCGCGTTGCTGAATGAATTCCTGCCATTTTGCCTGTTGTTTGGATTGCCAATTTAGTAGGATTACGATGGCACAGATAAACAAAACAACAAAGACAGCCTGTTGCCATGCGGTATATGGAATACCTTCAGCGCCTGTCATCTGAATTACCCTGATGCCCTGGATGCTTTGGCGGCTTTGACGTCATCAGGTGGAGCAGTCATGCCATAAGTAATGTAATTACCGGCTACGGCATAAAACACTAAAAGACCAAGTTCTTTGGCGCCTTGGATCGTACATTCGACGCCGGGGATCGGATTCCAGTTTGTGCATGTGAAGAGGAACATCAACCCCGCAAGAATAATCATAAGAATGAGGTTTACAATGGCCTTTATGCTGGCCTCGAGTTCACCAAATTTCACGCGTAATTTTGGGGTGAATGACCAAGAAATAGACAAGACGATGGATACTAAAATCACAAATAACTGAGCATCCAAACTCCACCCTTGCGGGAAGATTTTATCGATTGCCATCAACACCAGGGAAGATATCGCAAGGATCATCAGCAAGAGCAAAATCCCGATACCCAACCATTTAAAAATCTTGCCAACTTTTTCAAAAACCATTTTTGAATTCATCACCTACTCCTTTTTGATTAATCGATTTAACGCAAATCGCCCGGCATCCTCGATCAAATTGATCGTGAATGCCGGGCGACAAACTCCAGCGATGGACTTATTCGTATTGTTAATTTAGTTTAGCACAATAATTCGAATATGCGCTTAAAACTCTTTGTTTTTTTGCATGTTTTCAATAATTTTTCGTAATAATTCGTCGGTAACAGACCACCGAAATTTGAACCCACATCGAATGCATGCACCATCAATCTTGGTTACCAGCAAACCCCCTATGTGAATCAATTCACGGCCATCAATTTCAACAACAGAGGCAATTTCATTTTCACAATGAGGGTTTGAACAATGAATAATTTTCTCAGCCATGATAACTCCCTTCACCACTCAACCTTGATGGTCACCCCAGCCGCGGATTGCAGCGCACCGAGAGCATGTTTCCTGATCCACTCGGCTGCGTGACTATTCCCTGTGCGGATGGTCCAGCCGTCACCATCCACCGCGCATAATTTCGCCGATTTCAACCAGGTATCAAACTCCACCTTCTTGAATTCTGAACGCACAGAATCAAGCGTGGCCTGCCAGAGATCAAGATCATCAGCACTTAATGTTTGCGCGCAAACATTTTCGGGAGTGATAAACTCCGAATAGTCTTCTTTTTCTGAAGGATCAATCCAGTCCTCCCTCACCTTCCAATCCCTCTCGATACGCCAGATTGCCAGCGCTATTTCTTTCGCAGTGCAGCAGTGAAAACAAATTAATCTTGAAGTCACGTGTTTCTGCTTGCTGAGCGTACTGCGTTTGGGCTCCCTGATTCCAAAACGGTCACAAGCCGCCAAATTTCCAGCGACCCGGAGATTTTCCGGGTCAGCAACATCTAGTAGTGGTAGATCTATTAATTCTTTACTAGTTAAATCTATAGAACTACTACTAGTAAGGACACGGATATTCTCCGACTCGGAATTATTCCGGGTCGTGTCAGTTATTTCGCTGTTAGGTTCCTGTTGGTCAGATTCCACCGACTGAGGCTGAATATCAGGTTCGGTTTCATCAGGTAATGTCATCAAAGGCAATTGAGTGACGTTTATGGCTATACGCCATGAATACCGCTCATTGCGGGTAATGTAGCCCTGATCCTGAAGGTAAAGCAATGCTGCGCCAACGATCTTGTCGGAATAACCCGAACTTCTCTCGAGGTATTGAGCACTGACAGCCTGACCAGCCATGGCCATGAGGATCAGGCAGCTCAACGGAGCTCCTCTTAGTTCTCGAACCATCCCACTAGTAAACTTAACCTTTTCCATAACCCTTGACCGCCTTCTCCGTGATGTATTTTGACCTGGTCGTGCCGCTCTCCAGGTCGATGTAAGTAGCGAATTTCTTCAGATCCCGCGTGATCAACATCCGCACCAGGTAGTCCGCCGCTTCAGCAGCCATGCGCTGGTTGATCGCCAACCCCTGGCTGTCTTGTAAAGCCATGTCTGCGCAAGAGAGCTCTTCACCCTTGGCTTTTGGTTTTTCGTTGAATTGTGTTTTTTGAATGAGCTCAGGATGCTGCACATGTGGATAAGGTAGGGTTCCACAATAACCAGGGATGGCAAATGCTTTCTCAAGCCCCTTGCCTGTACCTAGCAATATTTGGCCAAAGTTCTTGGTGTTTCCGCAATCCAACCAGCAGCACCCATTTACATAATCACTGATGTTTTTTCTAGCATCCGTATTATCGACGCATCCAATAATGACCGATGAACCAGAAGCGAAACCATAACCTCTATCGAACTTCTTACCCATCGCACCAATTTCTATTCCCCAAGCCTGACCATACCGATCGGCTAACGCCTCAGCTTTATTCGTACCGACCTCAGCAGCACAGAAATTCTGGCGGTAAATGTTTTTCTCTTCCACATAATCCGGATCAAAAAAGGTGATCTCGACCTCTTTGTTGAACTTCTCAATTAGCAACTTCCCGACCCTGGCCACCGCAGGAGCCAGCCAGCTCCCCGTTCCTCCGCATCCAACCAGGAACAATTTGACACTATTCTCAGCCGGCAACAGCAGAGTCAGTGCATTCATATAATCAAGGTTGAAATCATCCATTTTTGACCTCTGGCAACGATTCAAAGACTAATTGATATGGAAGAACGGAATAATGACCATAAATGGATATACGCAACTTGAAATCAACAACATCCCGGTCCATCCTACCCAGTACGCCGTAAATCCGCAGACCGTTCTCATCCCGATTATCAGTTTTCGAAAAGAACGCAGGCATGGTGTTGTGGGAATGAACCTCAATCGGCACATACTCACCATCTTCAAGAGGCTGAACTATGGCGTGCCCTGTCTTTTGGGGTGGAATATCCATCTCCCACTCCCCATTGACCCACCGGATGTAGAAAAGAATTTCGTTAGGAATCTTTCGCCGGCTGATGTGAACTAAATAACGTAGAACCTCTGCCGGCACCAGCTTTGGAAGCTTGATCGAGGGATGAATCGTCATTAGTCCGCGGACCATCTTCTCTTGTTCGCGAATAATCGATAATGGCATGATTACATCAAAAATATCGTTTTTTGCGTGGACAAAGGTTCCGTTGCTTGCAAAAATATAATCATATAGAAAACCAGCTCTAGGTCTGAAATTGAGTTCAGCAACCCGATAGTCGACCAAACTATTCATCATTGTTTCACCACCAATCGTTCAACCAGGCCGTCCAAGCTGGCATAACAAACCCGCATGGTATTGGTGGGGTAAGTCTGCTTTCCGGCCAGAAACTTCAGATAATCTCGCACGTCCTTTGGGAACTTCTTACATTTATCGGCTGCAAGATCACCGTTGAAAGGAGTGTTGAAGAAAAGGAACCATGCATCTTTTGCTTTTTTGGGGTCAACCTGCGGCGCCTGGTTCTTCCCCCAGCAAACCTTGCCATCTGAATGAATGTTTGGGAATGGAGCCGTGTAAACCTTCCCTTTTGGATCGAAGGAAGTGCCGGCCATAGCGAAAAGATAAATGGTTTTTTTAACTCCGATCAACACAGTGGGTGGAATCGGAACACACCATCTGGTTCCGGATTCGTCGAGGTACAGATTCAGCCTGCACGCCGGCATATAATAAACAAACCAATCACCCTGAGAATTGAACCCTGTCCGCTGAATTCCTGGTGTGATCCATCCGCTGTCCATTGTCTCAAGCGTGAAAGCTGAAGATACCTCCTGCGCTCTCAGGTTCTTAGTGATCAACCGATCATGGCTTTTGTACTTAAAGATGTAGTGACCCTGGTCGGTGAAGTAAACAGCTGCACTGACATGCGAATTAGAGAACAGATCGTTCATACTCGCACCCTCACCCTTTCCTTTTCTCTGTTCTGGCTGTTTTCCAGGCACTCACCCAAAATGGGAATAAACCAGGGGTTCTCTGCTACCCATTCTCTGGCTGGCTCGAGTTGTTCAATGAGCTTCTGGGCTTGCTTCCATTGTTTTCGCAGCAGTCTGATGTTTTCTGTGGTGATTTCCACATCCATGCAGCTTGGATCACACTCCCAATCGTCTGCAGTGATGCAAAGCAGATCGTTGGCTGGAGGAAATAAGGTCAACATCACCATCGTATAAACCTCAGCAGGTGCGCCGTGTTTGCGTAAACTCTTTTTGATGTAGTTGTGGTCAAGGTCGAAACCATATTTAACTGCATAATGAGCAACTATTGGCCAATTGAAATACTCAATACAATTTTTCCAAGGCTCGTCATCGTCGATTCCGTAATTGATCAATTCAAGGAAGGCAGTCAAGCTAAAATCTTTTCCATAGTTTTCAGGATCAGATATTAATTCTTGAACTTCTTCTTCGCGCCAGGCATTCATCCCAACGATATCTGCCATAAGGTAATAATTACCATCCTCAAGATATTCCTGTGGATCAATGACTGGCAATTCTTCTGCAAGAATCTCAACCACTTTTTCACAGTATGCATCATCTGAAAAAGCACAAGCCAGGGTTTTCAATTCCGGGTTTTTATTCAGGTGCATTTGCTTTGCAGTGATAACGACGTTGATCCTGCTGTGGATCGAATTGATACGACCCAAAACTTCTTCAAATCCTAAAGATTTCAAACTTTTTAATATCTGTACCCTTGAACTGAAATCCAACTCAAAACCTTCAAAGGCAGTAAGATTTTCAGAAACTGCAGACATTAGAACCCTGTTACAACTACTTTTGAGGGGATGGGGGCAATCTTGGTGATCAATGCCAGACTGGAATCGATAGCCATTTTTTCCTTCAACCCAGACTGAATGATTTCATCGATCTGATCATCCAGTCCCATTAGCTGATCAACCGTCATCTGGTTAAGCGTTCTTCCTTCGAGTGATCGATGGAGCGCAACCACCGGATTTATCCCTTCAGGAGTTTCAATTAGTTTGATTAGTACCTGGCTCGTCAAAGAACCTGGAAGAGCAACATCTAGGTGAGCAAGAATCTGCAGAGCATCATCGTCACCAGATCCCTTCGTACCAGCCTGCTTGACCACCGTCACAGTGATCACGTTATCTTTGGGCTCAGTTCGGATGAACTTGGCATTGGCAGCACCCGGGAAGTAAGGTGATAGCGCGCTCTTCAACGCTCCATCGTCGCCGGCAATTTCTTCCGGCATTTCTATCTCTTGTCCTTCAATCATGATTTTGTATTTCATAATTTTTCATTCTCCTGTTGAAAAATATGCCGAGCATCGCAATCACTTCAAACGCGCTCTCTTTGGTGAATTGCACGCCCGGATGTCTCGCTTTCAAAACCGATACCAGATCACTTGCTATAGTCTCTATTCGTACCTTGTCTTTATCTGATAATTCGGCAATGGCAGCCTGGAGTGCATCCCGCTTTTCTCCAAGAGAAAGGAGGTAAAGCGGGAGTGATTCGTTTGTTTTTGCAGCCTGCATTTCAGCCTTGTTCCATTTCTCGGATGACACCTGGCAGCAATTCAAGTTTCAACATGTTAAGAAATCGAAACTTTGGTGATGGCCAACCAGGCTTAAGCAGAGAAACAGTCACACCTTTTGTCTTCCAGGAAACAGACAAATAGATCGCATTCGGATCTTCGGGGTCTTTTTTTATTTCCTCAAGTGCCGGTTTTTCCACTGGATGGTTCGCAGCCGGCATAGGTTGAGGCGCTTGTACTTCCTGTTCAGTACTCAATAAAGAGGATTCGTCAGATCCCGGGTCAGTTTCTGCAGCAGGAAATTCTGCTGCATGTTGAAGTGATGATTCAGGTTCATCTTCACCTTCTTCATTTGGATGATTCATCCATTCATCAATATGGACTTGTGTTGCTGTGGGTATCGATGGCCGAGGTTCAACAAATTGACCTGCCGCTGGAGGTTCATATACTTCATCATTGGCGGTGATCATGTCGTTCTCGACAACCATTGGCGCTTCGGTTTCAGAGCCATCTATGAATGGCAGTTGCTCAGGTTCCGGTCGAAGGAAATTCATATAGAAATCAACCCGAGCCCTGATCACGTCGCTGTTGACCTCGCCCTTCTTGGCGCCATTCATGAAGTCTGTGAGCGATTCTCCAAAACGGTCTTCAAGCTTCACCTGCTCTGAGGTGGTGATCTCAAAAATAGGGATCAAAGCCATGGCAGACCGTACTGGCAATTCACCGGCAGCTACAGCTGTTAAGACATCCTGCGGAAGGCGTAGCATTCGCAGCATGTTGGAGACGCCGCTGCGGTCAATGTGCAGTTTCTCCGCGACCATCTCCTGAGTCCATTCGAAATCTTCAAGCATTTTCTTGACAGCTCGCGCGCGGTCGACCGGGTTCAAATCTCTGCGTTTTTCATTTTCTTCAAACGCAGCCACGGCCATCTGTTCATCATCGAGATCATGAATAACTAATGGAAAGTGTGAATACCCATCTTGCCCGAGTGTTTCAAGCAGCTTATAAGCGGCTAGTCTTGTGTGCCCAAAAACAAGTTGAAATCGATCTCCGACTTTTCTTGCTGTTGGGGTTTGCATCATCCCCATGGCTTTGATTGAATGCGCAATCTCGTCTACATGTGCAGGGTCTTCATTTTGTCTTGTCTGCCATGGGTTTGGATCGATAAGTCCTAATCCTATTAATTGTGTTTCATTCATTTGAGGTCTCCTTTGAAAAAAACAGGCTAAAGAGCCTGTTGATACGCCATTTATGATCTGGCACCTAGTGCCACCAATTGGCAAAAATTGAGCGCAAAGCGCCCTCTCTCCCTTTGACGGATGATGGTTTCAGCCTGTTCTTTAGTGATGTATCTGATGTGGTGGACGGATTCAATACCAAACTTGCAATCAAATGCTTTGTGAACTTTCGTTTCTGGAACCTCCACGCGAATGTATTGCTTTCCATTGATGGATTCATCTGACACATTACCGGCGAATTGTTGATAACCCACCAGTTCTACAAGTGCCCATTTTTCTTCAGAGGAGGATTTAGCCAGGATTTCCATAACCATCTCCAGATTCTGGTTCGTCCAAAGAAATGTAGACCGGGTCACCTGTTTGGGTCGTGGTAGGGTTAAGAAACTTCACTATACTGGCAGTGATCTCAAAATTGGCGTGTGGGTTGTGGCTTTCATCAAACCAAATTTTAGGACCTCCGGTTTTAGGGTCAATATTTAACCGACCTTCAACCATCACCGCCCGACCTTTGGTGAGCAGCTTGTCGCAAGATTCTGCCAAACTTCCCCATGCGCGGATCGAGTACCAGGTCGTCTCTTTAACTTGCTTGCCGGCTTTATCCAAATACACACGTTCTGCAGCCAAAGGGAAGGATGCCACCGGCTGCCCTGCAGGGGTGTAACGCATTTCAGGGTCTTTTCCAAGTCTGCCAATCATGATGTGTTTTTGATACATAGGGGTCTCCTGTGGGAATTATTTGTAAGAGAACTCCCGGGGCAGATTGAGGGGGGCAACCTGCCCCGGGATAGGCGACCGGCTTTCATTTGATGAACGATCAGCCTTGAGGGTTTGCCTTGTTCCAGAAGGGATATAACCTCTCAGCCATCGGCCGGCCTAGTGTGCCTGTCTCTCCAGGCTGCCATGCATTTATTGTGCTCTACAGACTACAGTGCATTCTCATGTCGCGTAAACAGGTCAGCACTCCCGCCGGCATACTTGTGCCACACTTGCGCCGGGCTCTCCTAATGATTCTGTGGCAAAGAGATTAGGTGGACGGTTCCGTGTCGAAGGGAATGATTGCACCGCCGAGGTGCTGGGCTCGTCGGGGTCTCCGAGTGCAGCAAAATCGGTCAATCACCGTCCAGGGGACCTGCAGCTGCTGTCACAACTGCAGGTTTGAAACTGTGGTCTCTATTGTTAAAGGTCGGTACGTTCTGTCAAACGTAGGTCTCATCCGACTTTCTGCTCGGCCGCGCTGGGGTTAGCGTTTGTTGCGTACCCTGGGTGCCTTACCAGGGTATTTATTCGGTCTCTGCAGGAGAATATGAGCATCAAAGACCATCCCCACCAGCGCAGCCGTTTATGGGTTATCCCATCACGACCGGTTGATCTCCAGGATTCTTACGAAACGACTCTTCAACCATTTCCATCTCACTTAATAATTTCTCTCTATTCAGGCCCCACCAGGGTGATCCAAACCTGGCAGTCAGGGTGGTGTAAACGAACCTTCTTGCATCAGCCCGTTTGGCGTCATATCCGCGGCTTTCCTGCATCCGCCTCTTGAATTCATCCATAATGTTTTTGGGGATCAGGTTATTATTCGCTGCCATCTGACCTCGCTTTAAATTCATCAACGATCTTTTTTTCAGTTGCCTCTCTGATCACATCACAAGGAGGGCATACATAAAAGAATTGACCATTGCCATGAAACATCGGGTATTGGTGCTGAATGCCCTCGCCAGCCAACAAGGTATGCTTACAGTCTGCACACTTGCATTTCCGCACGTTGTGGGCGATCGGGTAGACTTTCATAAAGCAGATCCGAAAACCATTCGCAAAATTCGGCCGGCATTGGTGAAGTCGCCATCAAAAAGCGCTCTGAAAAATGTTTTCCTTGCCACTATCATGTTCATCGTTATCACCTTTCTTCTTCCCTCGGACCCGGGCGGTTAGCGGAGGAACTGCCTCCCACCCGGGGGCTACTCCGGCATTAGGGAAGCCGGGATCGCACAAAGGGTCGATGTTTTGAATCTTGATAAATCAGGCGTTGACCAGAACCATTACTGGCCCAAATTGGTCAATCCTGCTTTTCAACTCGTTTTCAGGGCTAGTTTTCGCACCCTCACGTTCTAAAGCACGCAAAAAAATGTTCAGGTCACTCACAGCCTCTGCAGCAATTGATTCCATTTCTTCTTCTGTATTCACCTTGTTTTTGGTGATCTTTTCAAGGCGGATGATCACCTCCCTTACTAAAATTGCGCCATCATCACGAACATAGCTTGCGTTGTTTGGCCAAGGCCGTTGCTCAGTTGCCATCTTTTTTCCTCCCGCCCGTTTTATGGGCGCCCTGCGAAATCGGCGTTATTGTCGCCGAATGAGCAAGGGCTCTAGTTTGTCCGGTTCCGACCCGGATTTATCTTTTTTCGACCTATTTGCAGCCTAAATACACCCGAATTCGTCCGGATGTGATTTACCAGATTATTGGTGCTATTCTCTTGCTATGAAAACAAACCACTTACATATCAGAGACCCGTGATCAAGTAGGCTCCTTGGCCAGCTCGGCCGGCTTCTCAGCTCCAAGGTCAACCCCAACAAGAGAGTTGTCGATCCAGGAGGCCAAAAGCTCAGAGCGATTCTTGCCGGAGGCAATAATAAGCCGTTCAAGTTTGCTTAAAGCACTTAACTTTAGTGAAAAAGTGACACAAATTGAACGATCTTGCGAATCCATCATTGAAAACCCTTTTCCTAAGATCATTATTACAAATCTTTGTTTGTTTATCAATTACATTTGTAATAATACAACTTAATTTTGAGAAAGTCAATAGGTATTTTTATGAATAATCATATTTGTTACAATACAATTATGGAATTCGATCCAATTGCATTCAGAGATTTTATTAGGATTAAATTTGCCGAATGGAGAGGTATTGGCAGGGAATCTTTAGCCGATTTTGCAGACTACCTTGGCATTTCCCAACAAGTTCTATCAAACTGGTATAACGGAAAACTTAAAAGAACCCCTGATGTAGGGACATACAACTTACTCATCGCAAAATATGGCAATGAAGTCTATGATGTTTTGGGTATTTCTAGCCCAGAGCCAACGGCTTTGAAAGAGATGATTAGAGATTTGAAAGAATTGTCATCCGCTATTAAATCCATCAAAGAGAATAATGGAACTGAAAATGCATCACCCGAAGATTTAGAAAAAATCAATAGCATATTGTCGAATTTTTCATCTAAATACCAAGAGATTGATGGTTTTTGGGAGATTAAGAAAGAATAGAAATTTTCTAAGTTCATTATGGCCCCGTTTCAGGTGGTGGATCGGCACGTCTATTATAGGTAATTTGTTCTATTATTACAAGTGGGAAATGCCAGATTTTCAAAACTGTATACTTTTGTGAACAATTGAATAATTGATGCCAGGAGGGTTCGTTGAAAAAATTCAGGTATATTAGCATCTGTATATTGCTCATTATTGCTGCGCTGGTGTCAGCGTGCCAACCTTCCCCCTCGGCCATTCAAACGCCGGTCGCTCAAACCCTTACAGCCCTACCAACCTTAACCCCATATCCTACTTACACACCCTATCCAACTTTCACGCCGCTTCCAACATTCACACCTACGATCACACCAACTGCTACTCCTGAAGTCACAGCTACCCCGGTTTTTGAAAAATGGACCATCAAACAAGCTGAAAGTGCACTCTATGCCGCCGGCGCTGAATATGTGAGCCCTTCGAAAATAAATCCGGGTGATCTTGGCGTCGCTCCAAATACATTCAAAGAAGGCATCCACTTCTTGGTTCCTTCACTCTGTACTGATTGTGGGGGTAGATTATTCTCATTTTCTACACCAGGTGGGCTGTCAGCAATGAGGTCGTATTATGTTGGTTTAGGTCAACAATCATCGCTATTCTTCTCTTGGGTTTATGTTAAAGACAACATACTAATCCAGATAAATGGTGAATATCCTGAAGATCTTGCCAAAGTATTTAAGCGTGGTCTTGATAATATTAGATAAATAACACTAATTTGGTCATATTAATGTTTGCGCGCAAACATTTAATTTATTTTAGAATAATAAAAAGCATCAAACAACCAACTAATAAAACCAGCAACACCCCGGCAATTTTTGTCCATGTGTTTCTTGTTTCGATTGTTCTAGCGTTTAGGTTGACAACATTTAGGTATGCTGAAAAAAGGATTAATAAAGTATCTTGTTCGTTTTTACCGAAGACTTGTGTTTCGTACGTTTCTTGATCTGCCTTTATCGGTCCCATAAATGGTGCTGGCAACAAAAGATATACGCAAATTAGGACAAGAACAGTAAAAAGCAACGCAGCAGTAATGATGAAGATTAATTGAAAAGGTGAAAAAGATACAGTTTCATTACGATAGGCTGTAAAAGCACCAAGGACAGACACAATCACTGTTGCAGAGGTTAAAATAGTTTTAGCAATATCTCTGCTCATCATCATCCGATCAGATTGTCTTAAATAATTTGCCTTTATATCTTCTAGCGAGGCACGGTAAGAAAAGTTTTCATCAGTCTCTTTACTCATTTTAAGCTCCTTGTTCTATACCGACCAGTATAGCAAATATTTGAAAGGATGATGACATGAATTTGGCTATTTTAATATTTCGCTCTGAAGAAAACACTTCATCATCAGGTTCTTCACCGAAATCAACACCTCCTCCACCACCGCCGAGCACTGAGACGAAATCTTTTGGTTAATCAGGAGAAAGTATGAAAATTTACTTAATTGCTGAGGAACAACAAAAAACTACAACAACTCCTCCACCACCACCACCAAACCAAGAAACTAACAAGACTAATAGACCGTAAAGATAGAATCTACCGTAGAAATCGATTTTTAAAAAAAATTTAATGTAAAATTGTACTTATCAAAAACATAAGGGGTTAATGCATGCCAGTACGGGGATATTATCGGGTTCGCACCGGAAAGAACTCCGGCGTTGTTATTTCATCTGGCTCTGGGTCTGGTAAAGGCTGCGGTCGCGCTCTTTATTGGGCAACCATCGGCTGGGTCATTTGGCTTTATAAATGGTTGTTTATCGGTCTCTGGAAAGCAGGTAAATGGCTGTTCCAAACGGCATTGATCCTTATCCACAAACTCTCGGTTTTTATCGAAAATAGGCTCAGTGACCGCGGTCATTATTGGGGACTTAAGAAGGTAAAAGCCGGGGTAGTTGCGAGCCTGCTGGTGATATTTATTGGTGGATGCTGGGTGACAAACGCACTTGGTCAGGCTGGCTCACAACAAGCGGCATTGCCATCACAAACAACCACCCCTACGAATACCATTGCCCCCATCACATCCACACCAGTCATCCCCACCGAAGCGCCAACAAAAACAAATACTGCGGTTATACCAGTTGTAATGGACCCAACCATAACCCTGCCGGCAGCCGTAGGTGCTTCTTGCGTACCTGCTTCGAGCGAGCGGCAAACTGCAAAAGTAGTAGGAATTACGGATGGTGACACAATTGTCGTTGAAATAGATGGCCAGGAATTCCCATTGAGATACATTGGTGTGGATTCCCCTGAAACCGGGTCCGCAGGTTATGCAGAAGCCACCGAATTAAACCGCAGTCTGGTTTATGAAAAAAAAGTTACTTTGGTAAAAGACACTTCAGAAGTTGATCGTTACGACCGACTTCTCCGTTATGTGTTCGTGGGTGATGTTTTCGTCAACAACGAAATGGTCCGCGCCGGCTATGCTTCATCCGGTTCATGGCTTCCAGATACTGCTTGCGATTCTCAATTTGAAAAGACATACCAAACGGCAAAAGCCAATATGGTTGGGTTGTGGATGCCAACTAAAACAGCCAAGCCATATGTACCACCAACTCCGACCCTGAACACGAACAAATCCGGTGTTGTGAGTGGATCTGAAGGTGGTAACTCATCCGCGTCATCGTGCCCCAATGGATGCACTGAACCACCATCAGGGTGTTTGATCAAAGGTAATATAAATTCCGAGGGTGTAAAGATTTACCATGTGCCAGGCGGAGGGTCTTATAACGTGACTAAGATCACTCCAAGCAAAGGTGAACGATGGTTCTGCACTGAGGCCGAGGCTGTGGCCAATGGCTGGCGAAAAGCATTAAATTGAGAAAGGAGATCAAATGGTCAGAACACATGTAATTTCGAGCAATTTAGAGTCTGTTGGTTATGACACCAATTCAAAAACACTAGAAATAGCATTCATTGGAGGAGGCATCTATCAATATTTTGCCGTTCCCTATTCCGTATTCTCTGCCTTGATGAACGCGACTTCAAAAGGAACATATTTTGCAAACAGCATTAAGAATGTATATCGCTATCAAAAAGTAGGTTAACAATGGCCAGCCTGGATCATTGATTCTCCCTAATCACCAGGCTAAATATCCAAGCTGCCCGGTCGGACTAAGACGAGTCCACACCGGGCAGCAATCGATCTGAAAGGACTATTTATTATGACAAAACGCAGAATTTTTATTAGTTATGACCATGATGATACGCTGAAAGTAAACGGCTTTCTTGGGTTGAGGAATATTATTGATGGTTTCGAATTTTATAATCACAAACTCGATGAAAGAATTAATTCATCCAATGAATATTACATTAAACAAGTCATACGCGATGAATATATTAAACCTGCATCTGTTACGGTTGTTTTAATAGGAAATTACACATATAAAAGTGGTTGGGTTCAATGGGAAATCCAAGAAAGTCTTAATCAAAAAATGGGAATTCTAGGGATAAGACTAAAGGATACCAACGGAATAGTACCAGCTGGTATACCGACCAATCCCAGCCACGTAGGAGTATGGGACCCCGAAAAATTCGCCGGGTGGATTGAATGGGCATATCAAAATAGGTAAAAATGATTACCTGAAAACATTTTCAGACATAGGATTTTTACGTGCCAGGCAGAGGGTCTTAAGGTCAAACGAGGATCTCTCCAATCAAGGGTGAATGATAGTTACATACTAAGGCTAAGGCCATGTCCAATGGCTAATGTAAAGCCAAGAATTAGGAAGAGATACAAAATGGCTGATAACACAGATAATTTACATAAAAATGAAAAAAAAGATCGAAAAGAAAATGCAGGCCTCTGGATTGACATTGTATCCTTAGTTTTTAGTGTCGTTGCGATATGTCTAAGTGCCACAGCATTTATTTTTTCAAGACCTCACATTTTGATTAGTAGCTTTTATCGATCTGATTATTTAATTATTGGAAATGATCCAACTAAGGACTATTTTGAAGTATATTGTCCTGTGAAATTGGAATTTACAAATTTAGGTGGAACAATAGCCGTAATAAAAAATATAGACTATGACTTTTTCAAAGGAAACCAACAAATAAATATAAACTCAGTAGCTACTTTCTCTACTAATGAGGAAATGTTTAATGATATCGTTTTTATAGTAAATAATAATCTGTCAGATGGAAAACCATTAACAATTGAGCCAAATACAATTAAACCTCTTGAGTTTTCGATAAGAGCAAGTTTTCCAAATAGAGAGTATTCTGTTGTTGGCAAAGAGCCAAAAGAATATAAATATGAGGAAGATAGTTTAATTTATGTAAAACTGAAAATTCACTTTATAGATGGTACTTTCAGAAACACAAGAAAAATTTTATGTACAGATGCACAAGAAATATAACCTTTCTCTAATTAAAAAGACCTTGGTTCAAGGATACTCCCTAATCACTAGGATAAATGAACATGTTGCCCGGTGCGGACTCTTCGTAGTCCTACCGGGCAACATTAGAAATGTTTATGCGTAAACATTTTACCCAGCTATTGGCTTTACCTGTGATTGCAGCAGTGCGATAACCTGATTGAGAAGGTCTTTATCAGCAGAGCTCTCCACTTTAACATTGGATAACCCTGCAATGGTTTGATGCACATCATCACTCGTCATAACTCCATAAATCCCATCAGTAACTCCCAGATTAGCATGCATCACATTCTGTGAAATGGCTTTTACCTCCCCCATATCTTTGGCTCGTTTAAGTGCCCAAACTGTGTGGCCATGTCTGAATTTATGAGCGGATTTATACTTCACGCCGGCAATCTCACAGAGCTGTTTCAGATCATCTCTGAAATTATCCTGCCTGGTCTTAATCCGCTCCTTGGTCGGATTGACATCGGCCGGCTGTAGATCATGAGTTAATGGCACATACCATAAAATATGATCAGGCACCCGCCCTCGCAAAAATGCGTCCCAATTCTTGACCACCTCCACCAGCTCCGGAATGTTCAGTAACGTTGTTACTGCTGCTTTGTGATTTTTCGTGTTCACTCCCATGGCTGGCAGTTGAGAGACTTCCATTGAATCTAAACGCACACATTTGATTGGCAAAGATACAAATGCTCCGATCCTCATCCCAGAGAGAAAGAGAAAGGCAACGGCTGCCTGCATCCGCTTGAGCATAATCGTACCCACTTCGCATGTTGCCATCTTGATCACTTCATCCACCTCGTAATATTCCCTGATCTTTACTTCAGATTGTTCACTACGCGCTTTAGGAGGTTTAATTGAAGCGATCCAGTTCAAATCAATATCCTTATACATGCGAGGGTATTCAGCACGAGCCCATTTGAAAAATGCTCGAGCAGTCTTGCAACACGAAGCAAAATGAGAAGTTCCAAT